TCGATGATGTTGTGACACAATCTAGTTACACAATCGATCTGACAGTTCGTAACGGAAATGCAATAAACTATTCACAAAAAGAAATTGTGTATCAGTCTAGTGATCAAACACTGGCAAATGCATCGTCCAGTGCAACTGTACAAAATTGGGATGCATCATCAAATACCATAAGTGTTACAAACATTTATGGAGAATTTACAGACAACGTTACAATTATTGGTGCAACAAGTAATGCTCGATATATGTTAACAACTTACAATCCTTTGAGAGATAGTACGCCAAATGAAAACTATGACAATATGTACATAGAAGATCAGGCAAATAATATTATTGATTTCACGGAAATTAATCCGTTCGGAAAAATTTAATGGCAGCAATTCAATACAATCGCATCATACGAAAAATTGTTGTTGGGTTTGGTGACCTATTCAATAATATTACACTGGTGCGTTACGACTCAAATCAAGTTGAAAAGGAAAGATTCCTAATACCAATTGCATACGCTTCCAAAGAACGATATGTGATGCGTTTAGAGGATGATCCAAATCTGGACAAAAAAGTCCAAATGGCTTTGCCTAGACTGTCATTTGAAATGACTGGGCTTTCTTATGATAGTTCCAGAAAACAAAACACAAACGTTAAGAATTTTGCTTCTAATGCAACTGGAGCAATATCACAATATAATCCAGTACCATACAATTTTGATTTCAATCTGTATTTGTATGTACGTAATATTGAAGACGCAACTCAAGTTATTGAACATATCGTACCATATTTCACACCGGATTATACAGTAAAATTGAATCTGATTCCTGAAATGGGAGTTGTGAAGGAAATACCTGTAATTTTAAATTCTACAGATCACGAAATAGTTTATGAAGGTGATAGAGAACAAGCCACAAGGATGATCATTTGGACTTTAAGGTTCACCGTCAAAGGCTTTATATTTGGTAAACACACAGAAACAAATTTCATTACACATTCTATTTCTTCAATATACAATTTGAATTCTACGAATGATGTAATATCATTTACAATGAATCCAGCCACAGGAAATGGTTTTTATGGAATAGGAGATGTTGTTTACCAAGGGTATTCTTTTGGTACAGCCACAGCCACTGCAAAAGTTACACAGTGGATACCTTCTCTAAATATTTTAAGGCTTACAGATATAAAAGGTAATTTCAATTCGACTTCTCCAATTATTTCTGTTCAAACAAATGCTAGTTACACATATACATCGTACTCACCAACCGAAGGCAAGTATGTACAAGTGGATACTTCACCTGCAACATTCGATTTGAATACATATACTATGGACAGCACTGCTGGTGACATTACGATGGATCTAGATTCGGATAGATATCCATCATCAATAAGGGAATATAATTAAAATGGCTCAAGAAGTAATAAACACTGGAACATTACCAAATGATGGTAAAGGCGATACTTTAAGAGTAGCCGGCCAAAAAATAAACAACAATTTCACACAGTTGTTTACCACAGGATCAGTTTCCGATAACTTAGCTAGACAAACAGCCAATGCAGCTTTTGCTGCAGCAAACACAAAAATCACAAAAACTGGTGATATTGTTAGTGGACAATTAATTTTTAGGTTAAATGCAAACAATGCATATCCAAATACTAAAATAGGAAATATTCAAGAAGCAAACAGTATAGATGTTTTTGCGGGAAATGAAAATGACTTTGCTCAATTGAACTGGGCAAATACAAATTTTGCAATTGTTGATAGTGTGGGTGTTGTTGCCACTACAGCAAATACTTCTGTCGAATTGAAAGATGAACAACAATTAGTTTTAGTCAGAGTAAATACACAGAATTGGTCGTTTGCAAGTAATGGAAGAATAACTGTATTTGATACTTCAACAGCTGCCAAAACAACTTTGACTCCAGGTTTTAGAAATGCAATAACAGTAACTTCAAATACACACAACGCATCAAATACAAATGACATTTTATTTTGTGATCCAACCACTGCGGGTGGCAATGTAGTTGTAAATCTTTCAGCCAACGTAGATGCCGGTAAATGTTATACAATTAAAAATATAAATCCCGGTGGATATAGTGTCAACGTAAGTGGTACGGAAAGAGCTTACCCATACATAGAAGATCCTGATGCTTTAGGAAATTTTGTGACAAGAGTAAGAATGTCAAACACTGGAGAAGTATACACATGGGTTTTTGATTCCGGAGTCTATAGATACATACAATAAAATATGAATACATTTGATAAAAATATGGAAAAAATATTTGATGTTACTCCGGTTGAAGTGCCGGAGAAACAATCATTGATACCTGTGAAAAGTGATTCTGAAGAATTGGATCTGAAACAAGACTTGACAGATGCATACGAACAATCGAAAAGTAATCTTCAAGATATAATCGAACAAGGCAAAGATGCAATGGATGAAATCCTACAGATTGCAAAAGCAGGTCAGCATCCAAGAGCGTTCGAAGTCTATGGTACTCTACTAAAGAACATGGTGGAAGCCAATGACCGTCTATTGAAAATGCAAAAAGAGATGCGTGAGATGGACGGAAAGAAAAAGGATAATGGTGATACCAAAATTGACAAGGCTATTTTTGTTGGTTCAACTGCCGAACTATCAAAAATTCTAAAGAATAATGGACAATAAAGATTCTTACCGCGACAATCCGTTATTAAAAAGAGCTGGTGTACAAGTACAATATACTCAGGAACAAATAGATGAGTATGTGAAGTGTGCAAAAGATCCGATTTATTTCGCAAAAAATTATGTAAAGATTGTCAACGTTGATGAGGGTCTTATCAATTTTAGGATGTGGCCTTTTCAGGAGAAAATGCTCAAACTGTTTAAGGACAATCGTTTCGTAATCACAAAATGCCCTCGCCAGGTTGGTAAAACCACAACAACGGTTGCATATCTCTTACATGCAACATTATTCCAAGACTCACAAAACGTTGCCATTCTAGCCAACAAAGGTTCTCTGGCCAGAGATATTCTTGGTAAATACCAACTTGCATATGAAAACCTACCGATGTGGTTACAACAAGGTGTGATTACATGGAACAAAGGTAACGTCGAACTAGAAAACGGTTCAAAGATTATTGCAGCATCTACATCATCAAGTGCTATCCGAGGTGGTGCATTCAACATCGTATTCTTGGACGAATTTGCGTTCGTTCCACAAAACATTGCCACAGAATTCTTCAACTCTGTTTATCCCGTTATCTCGTCTGGTAAGAAAACAAAGATCATTATCGTTTCGACACCAAATGGTATGAATCTGTTCTACAAACTGTGGATGGATTCAATCAACAAGAAGAATGATTATGTTTCATTTGAGATTCACTGGTCGAACGTACCGGGAAGAGATGAGAAGTGGAAAGAAGAAACGATTCGCAACACTTCATTGCGTCAGTTCCAACAGGAGTTTGAAACAGAATTCTTGGGTTCTTCAAATACACTGGTTTCTGGTTACAAACTCCAGCAATTGGTATACAGAGATCCAATTGCTGATCACGACATGTTGAAAATCTATGAACATCCGATCAAAGAAATCAACGGGCATCCAAAAGATAATCTGTATGCAATTGTTGTCGATGTGTCGGAAGGTAAAAACTTGGACAGTTCTGCATTCTCCGTTATCGATATATCTCAAACACCATATAAACAGGTTGCAACGTACAAGAGTTCATCGATTTCACCAATACTGTTCCCAACAGTCATCTATAATGCGGCAAAGTACTATAACGATGCATACGTTTTGGTGGAAATCAATAACAATCCACAAGTTGCAGACTCACTACATGCAGATTTTGAGTATGAGAACCTATGGAAAGTATTTACCGGCAATAAGAAACCACAACAACTATCTGCCGGTTTTGCAAGAGGTGTGCAGATGGGTCTTAAAATGTCTCCTCAAGTCAAAGCAATTGGTTGTTCAAACCTAAAAACTCTGATTGAAGGTGACAAACTTCTAATCAATGACTTTGATACTTATTCCGAACTAACAACTTTTGTTCAACAGAACAATTCATTTAAAGCGGAAGAAGGTGCAAACGATGACTTAGTTATGGGTTTAGTTATTTTTGCATGGTTAACGACACAAAAATACTTTAAAGAAATCGTTAAC